GAATATGTCCATGACTAGGATGATGATCCTTATCATCTTCTTTTGTTTCTGCTTCATATCCTTCAGGTAAACTTAAATATCCTACACAAGAAATAGAACAATTTGTATGAATATGTAATGGGTTATATTCTCCTGCATACTGACGTACAAACCACCCATTAATTACATTTAAACCATAATCAACATTTTTATCAAGAGAACCTCCATGCATCCTCGCACGTTCAAAAGTATATCTATAATAATTAAAAATAAAATCTTGTAGCTCATCAATAATATCTTGGGTTATTTCTTTTGTAAATCTTTTTTCTTCTTTAACTTTTCCTACAAGATAAGGAGAATGGTCAGGAAGATCATCATCAATATGAGAATTTAATTCTTTCATTAAGGTAGCAGACAGTTTACAATAACCAATGACAGGCCCAAATGGTATAAAAAATTCAGCATCTTTTGTTGGCTTATATATGTTTACCATATTAAATAATTTCCCTATTAAGTAATATCAACAATCTCACATACATCACCAGAACAATTTAATGTTTGGGTTCCATGAGTGTTGTCTTCTTTTTCATAGTTTGAAAGTTCTTTCCAGTTAACTTCTTTAGGCATTTTCTGTAATAATTTTTCATACTCTTCTTTGGAACAATCTTGATAAGGAGCCTGTTGATATGTGTGTTCACTCATAGGAAGAAAACTAACACCTGACATACTTTCAAAGTTAGCATAAACAAAAGCACCCACATCCATCCATTCTTCTTCCTTAACACTAACAGTTATCGAAGGTTTATGTTCACACCAATGTTCAGAATAAATCTTCCATATTTTCATATGTTCAATTGCTGTTAAATCATAACGAGTTAAAGCATTATCTGGTGCTTGCATGGGGAAACTAAACACTGACATAGAATCCGGTTTCAATAATTCATCTTCAACAGGAAATCCTGCATCAGTCATAAATTTCGTAAGAGGATCTTTTTTATCTGCCCTAACCGTTCTGATATAGAACTTAGAGTGACGAGGATGAATACCGCTTGCAGCGTCAACCAACTGGCTAACAGTACCAGAAGGTTTAACACAAGTAATAGCAGCAGAAGACTCAATACCAAAATTTTCAGACCAAAGTTTATTAGTGTTATAAGAATGATGTCGAAGTCCGTCAAGAATTTTTCCCAAATCATCATTAGTTTTATTTGCAAGTATAACATTATCTAATATTCCTGTTAAACTAACACCTAAAAGTCTTTCTTCTTCAGTGTTTTTTATCCATTGCCTACCTAAACCTTTTAAATCTAGAAAACAAGATTGAATAGTTCCTAATATAGTAGCAAGTTCTACTTTGTTTGTTAAACTTTCAACAGTATCTTCTGCTCTAACAACTACTTCACTAAGATTACAAAATTGTTTTGGTCGTAAAATAATTTCACAACAAGGATTAGTTCCATAATTAATAGTAGGATCTCTTCTATCATATTTGGAGGCTTGCTTCTGTGCCGAAAGTCTATTAAATATCCCTCGTTCTCCTGATTTACTTTCATACAAGGAGGACCACTCTCTTAGAAATGTACCAATGTCAGGTTTCTCTGAATAACAAACAGAGTTGTTAGCTAAAGCCCGTTGAGGTTCCGTTTCCCACCATTGACCACTCTTAGCGTGACGCATACGATCATCTGAAAGATTAGATAAACTAATAAGAGCAGATCTTCTTACACCACCAACAACTACAACGTCTGCAATTTTACACATAAGATCATGACACTCAATGCTTGTTAGTTTTCTACCTTTTGATCTATCAAACAACGCAATAGAAAAACGAAACAAATCTTCAAGAGGTGCGGGACCACTTGCCCTGCCACCAAACGTAGATAAGCGAGAACCAGAAGGACGTACTCTTGACATGTCCCAACGTGGAACCATACCTGCATATAATAAATTGATTAGTTCCTTAAATGCTTTAAACCATCCTTCTTTAGAATCTTGAACAATAATTGTTGTTTCACTATGATCAAACTGATCAGGAACAGAAGGAAGTTGTGAGATATATTGTCGTTCAACACTAAAGCCTACACCTGTACCATGCATGAGAATATAAAGACACTCATCAAATGCACGAGGACTATCAACAGGTAGATAACTACAGTTATAAGCAGCAATATGGTTGCGTTCTAATGCAGTACCCGCTGTCATCATTGCTCTCATGCTAGGCATAACTTGTAAGGTTGTTATACCGTTATGTAGATTTTTATAAATTTTATCTGTTAACGAATAGGAATGTCTTTCCTGTAAAAAAGATCTATAAAAATCTAATAGCCGAGTAACAGTTTCATTCCATGTTTCTCTACGACTTTCTTTTTCCATCCAACGAGAATATCTTGATTGATGAATAAAACTTTGATAGTTAGTTGGAAGCATCTAAAGGTAACTCCTCTTGTTTATTATCAGTGTTGGTAACTTCTTCAACATTTTGTTTTATCTGGGCAATAATTGAAACAACATCTGCGTAAGGTTGTCGGGATAAATACCGTAAAATAGTGTTAACAACTTCAAGATCTAATAATATTTTTGTCATTATGTTTTCCTTTATAATAAACCTAGTTCCAACTTAGCTGCTTCTGAAAGCATACTCTGATTCCACGGTGGATTAAACACCAAATTAACGTAAACAGTTTCAACCCCCTCTACACTTTTAGCAGCCATCTCTACTGACTCAACTAAATATCCAGCAACAGGACACCCCGCATTTGTTAAAGTCATAATGATATCAACATGTTGTTCGTTTTGTTTAATGTCATATATCAATCCTAAATCATATATGTTAACTGGAATTTCAGGATCATGAACTTGTTGTAAGGCTTGTTTAATTTTTTCTATCATGTTACATATCTATCTATCTTTTATTCTTCCTACATAAGTAAACAAACCACCTGATTCTTTTTGTACTGCATCTAATTTATCTAATGGAGGATAATAATTTCCTGATATTGAAATTCTTGTTTGCTCACTACAATTTCTTGAAGTTGTGTGGGGAAGATATGTAGGAAAAAGTATCAAATCACCAGCTTTAGGTACGACTTCATGAAAATGTCTATACTTATCTACCTGTATTATTCCTATAAAATTTCCGCTGTTCTCTGGAAAATTAACCCAATAGACAAATGATAATCCGGGAGGTCCGGGGTCTTGATGAGTATGAAACATTGTTGATTGGCCCGGATATATTATGTGCGCCCATGCATCATCCCCCATTATCAAGTATTTATTTATAGGCTTAATTATATTGTCCACCTTTTCTAACAAACACTTAACAGCAGGTGTCTTTGGTAGGAAAGAATCTTCAATACTAGAAGAGTTTGAATTAAAATTCATCTTGACGTTACGTTCTTTTAGAACATCTTCTTCAAGCTGTTTATTATCTACTTCATTTAAGAGGATGTGTCTTGACATTCCAATTAAAATAATGGGTGAATACTGTCCTTGAATATAATCTATCATACTAAATCTTTTAATGTTGGTGGTTTGTACTGATCTGATTTAATAATTTTATTATCTTTTCTATATACAGGATTGCCTTGCTTGTCAAGCTTAGACATGTTGGAAGCATGAACTCTATTAAACGCAACATTAAAATCCCACCCATAAGTAATACAGAAACCAACACACACGTACACCAAATCACATAACTCTTTAAGTACTTCATCAGCAGGTTTAGTATCAATAGCATTTATAACCTCTTCATATTCTTCCTTAATAAGAGTTGTTCGCAATCTTTTAAGGTTGTTAATAGTATTACTTGGCATGGGATACTCTTGATCAATAGGGTGATGAAAAGATTTATGAAAATTATAAAGTTTATCTTGAAGTGTTTCTGCTTTAACCATTATCTTTTGTTTCCTTAATCAACCTATTCAAGTACCATTGAGCTTTTAGTAAATCTTGTAGAGGTTTTCCTTTATAATTATACCTCCATAAATATTTAATAACATTACCTTTTAAGTATCCAGCAAATTGTGTATCATCCATAGAGGCTTGAATACCATCAATACATTCTACGCCTTGCTTATTATAATGTTCGGGTCTATTAACTACATCTTCTTTAAGAATTAGGTCATCTATTTCTGTTGTTTTAAGAATGGGAATTGCCATGTTGAATACCTCTTATATAACCATCAAGAAAATAATCTAAATCTACAATAGCTAGTGGTCTTTTTCTATTCATCTTAATAATAACGATAGGTTCATAATTACCTTCATGCTCTAAACATTGATTGTATGCATCATAAATACTTTTATATTTTTCTTGATTTTTACATTCAATATTCAAAGGAAAAACTTCCTTAGCAGCAGGAGAAAACTTTATGTCTGCTCCTGTTTCTCCCATGATGGCTCCTTTGATATCTCCCTTACCTAATGTTGGTATAGCAAGCACTTTATCAGCTGCTAAGTAAAGCTTTGTAACTACAAGATTTTGTAGTGCTCTCCCTTTTGCTTTTCTTGCGCGAGTACTCATTTTACCAGACATAAAAATTTCCTAACAGTATATTTTGAATATACTCAGCAGTACGGGGGGATACAGTTTTCATTTTATCTATCTCTTCCCCAATGAGAGAAGGGGAATAAACCACAATCCCCCCTCTCTCGATACAGTGCTTCACCAACTTAACATCTCGATCTACTTTATCAACATTACTATCATACGTAGAATCGAGCCAAAATGCCGACAATGAAGTACCATGTGTTTTCTTCAGGCGAATACCGAAAACATTAGCTGCATGAAGTAGGGGATTGCCTTCATGCTTATCATTATCAGACATTAAGTACCTAAGATCTTTATTGATCTCAATGTCTAATGGTTTTACAATGGATTGAAAAAGTATCATGATAGATCTTCATCAATTTCGTTAACTTCTGTCATTCTTCCTGTCTCTCTATCATAGTACAACCGACAAGCAGGGCCAGTTAACCCACTAAATCTATTCTTAATTACTCGAACAGTAGTGGTGTGCCGTTCACGTTCATCTTCATGTTGACCATTACGTTCTAAACCAAATACAATATCAGATAATTGTCCAATGCTTGCCGATCCTCTAAGCTGGCTGAGAGAAGTAACTGCTCCTTCTTCATGTCCAGCAGAAGTTGGTCTCCTTAGATGAGACACCATAAGTAAACTGATATCAAGCTCTTGCACTACAGTACGTAGCTTGGTCATAATTTCATCTAAAGCTCTACGTTCATCACCATTCTGTTGATCAGCAACAATAATGGACACATGATCTAGAATAACATACTTACAACTCATTGCTTTTGCAAAGTATCTAACTCTACTAATGATAGTATCAACATTGTTTGATCCAAAATGATCGTAGAAAAATAATCTATTCGTACCTAATGTTGTATCAAATGCTTGTTGAAAGTCTGCATCAGAAGTATCCGAAAAAATTTCTGGTAAATGTAAAGGTTTGTTAGCTGCTAAACTCATCATTGATAAACCAGATTTCTTTACAGATTCTTCCATGAACATCATACCTACATTACCGTTTGTTGATTGGATAATGTGGTAGATAAGTTCTTTTAAAAATTGACTCTTACCTAATCCAGAACCAGCAGTAATCGTTACAAGTTCACCCATACGAATACCAAAAGTTAATTTTTGAATACCATCATAAGGATAATTTACAGCAGATTCTGTGGCCCCTTCCATAACAACGTCCCACATATCAGCACCAGCAACTATACCTTCTGGCGTGTAGGTTTTAGCTTGCCACCAATCAGAAACAAATTTCTTAGAAGCACTGTTGTTAAGGTAATCATTAGCATCCTTAAATTGCATAGGCATAATCTTTGCTTTAGGTGAAAGCAGCTCCGCAGCTCTCTTAGAAGACTTCCGCCCCGCATCATCATTATCAAATGATATAATAACATTATCAAATGACATCAGATAATCATACCATTTTGTAATATCTTTTAACGCACCAGCAGCACCAGTTTTAACTGAAACAACAGGCCACCTAGAACCTAACATTTGATAAGCTGACATACTATCAATCTCACCTTCACATAAGGTAATATATTTTCCTCCTTCAGAAAAAGCTTGTTGACCAAACAACATAGCAGATGAAACATTACCTTCAGTAAAGAAATCTTTAGAGGTTGTTAGTCGTACCTTATTAGCTATGTGAATACCACCTGTATCAAATAAAGGATAGAAGTGCTTTGTTCCATTAACTGTTACCCCATATTTACGACAAGTATCTTTACTAATGTTACGATCAGGTAAATCAGCAAGAGTTCCTTCTGATAATTTTGGTGTAGGATATGTATCAAAATCTTTATTGATCATTTTAGAATCCCCTTGATATCCTGTCGCTGGTTTCTTATAATTACAGGTGGTTGTAAAACAAAACTCTGATCCGTTAGCCCAAACACCTACATTATTTTTTGAGCCACATTCAGGACAAGAGATATGTTTAACAAAAGATTTATCTTTGGTGTAATCTGTTTCAAGCATGTATCTCTTCTACCTTTGGTTCTTTTTCAACAGTTGTTAAGTATTTAATTCCATCACTATACTTAAACATTCGTACTTCAGGCCAGCAATCAAACTTAAACTGGCAGTACCTACAAATTCTTGCTAATTGTTTGTTGCCGCTTTTCCCTTCTGCAATAGGATTAGCACAAGGTTCTGGCTTGTCATTATCGTTAAGAGTTTTTCGTAATGAAACAATCCTTTTCCCTGCATTGATAATATCTAAGTCATCTATTTCTAATAACGCAATATCACCAGTAGCTTTATTCATTGCAAGAAAGTATCCAGATTGTTTTTGTTCTGCTTCTACATACCCACTAAGCTGTCCAATATAACCAAAGTCATCTTCATTATCAAATCCATTCTTAAATTTCTTAAACCCAAAGTTACTTGCTGATTTAATATCCACAACTTCACCATCAATCATACAATC